CCGAGGATTACGCTTTTGTAATGACGGGTACTTCTTTCTTTTCAAACTCACGGTGCACAGATGCAGCTAAATATGCAAAAGGACTGGATTATGAATGTTACAGGTATGCTTTTGGTCAACTCTTCCAGGATACAGAAGTCCTCAAAAGTACAGACAGACTCGCCACTTTGCGAATCTGGCAACAGCCCGTTGACACCGCCTACTACGTTATTGGTGCAGACCCAGCTTACGGAAGTTCAGATTGGGCAGACCGATTCTGCATCCAGGTGTATCGAGTCTATGCTGATGGTCTTGACCAGGTCGCAGAGTTTGCAACCAGCGAACTCAACACCTACCAATTTGCATGGGTCATTGCCCACTTGGCGGGGGCCTACAAGAATAGTACGCTTAACCTAGAGGTCAACGGCCCAGGTCAGGCAGTCATCAACGAACTGCGCAACCTTAAACGCCTAGCAGCCGCCATGGAAGGCGGGGCTGGTCGGGGTTTGATGGACGTGCTGGGAAGTATGTCCAACTACATCTGGCGCAGACTAGACAACATGGGTGGCCTCTCTAGTTCCATCGGATTTGTGACCACCAGTTCTTCTAAAGAACGGATGCTTTCTTACATGAAAGATTACTTTGAGAGGGGCATGATGGGCATCTACAGCATGGACACCTTAGAAGAAATGAAAGGCATTGTTCGTGAAGACGGGTTCATTGGCGCACCAGGCCGTGGCAAAGACGATAGAGTGATTGCATCTGCTTTAGCAACCATTGCATGGGCTGAACAAGTCCAGCCTAGACTCATTGCACAACGCTTGACAAAGGCCATGTCCACCAAACAAGATGAATACACCCCCGAACAGATCGCTGTGGGTAAAAATGTGAGTAACTATCTCAAGATGATTGGGGTATACGGAGGCAAGAATGCAACCACTCAGTAAAGATCAGCTCAAGATTGAGATGAAACGGTTCTACCTAGACAAGGATCGGGGCATTTCTATCAAGTTGTTTGCCGAATTAGCGGGGGTGAACATGGAACATTTTTACGATGTGTTCATCTATGACAAACAACCACTCACTGAATACATCCAAAAGCGGGTCAACAAGGCTTACAAGGTCTGGAAAGAGGGCGGTGTAAGGGTCATGCAGCGCAGAGATCAAACCCGATTTGTAGAATTCAAGAAAGACCCAAAGACTCCATTCTTTCCACACATGAAGATTGATATGTCCAGCGGGCAACCCAAAGTAGTATTGGGGCCTAGAAATAGGCATGACTACAGTCAAATGAACAATATTTTGTCTAAAACTTAACATAAGGGGGTAATATGGCAGTGTTAAAAGACTATTTTTGTCAATCTCACGGTATTTTTGAGGCTTGGGAGCCAAAATGCCCGATGAAAGGCTGTAATGCCGAGTTATCGGTCGTTTTTCTTCAACCAGTGGGTCTTGTGTCCGCAAATACCAAGAAAACGGACAAAAACGTCAAACAATTGGCTTTAGAGTTTGATATGACGGACATCAAGTCCACAAAAGAAGGTGAACACCAAACTGGTTACCTAAAACGCAAAAATAAGCTCTCTGACAAGCAATTTGCAGAGGCTACAGAGGCAATCAAGACCACCAACGAGAAAATTGCGGGTATGCAACCCAAAGAGGCACGTCCAGGGGATAGCGTTCTATGGGGGAATGGTGGTAATATCAACCTCAAGTCCGTTATGGGTGGGCAATTTAAGTCTGTAAGAGATGAGTCTGTGAGCATCATGCCCAAAGACATAGGTACATTTACGCCCCCCAAAGCTGGTCCAGGCACAATGGTAGACCATGAGGGTTTGAAAGTTAAAACATGAAGATACCCAAGAATGCGCTAGAGAGAGAAATCTTTTTCCGTGAAGTCATCTACAAGTGTGAGGTGTCTTTAAACGCCCGCAAGGTTGACTATGCGGGTCTGCGCAATTGGTATCTTTTTGGTAACGGGCCTGACGAAGCCCCAGCTCTGTACAATAAAATTTTCCCCCACATTGATCAACTCACCTCGTTTTTATATTCAGCCGAGACTACGAGGTTCAGCATCAATCTGGGGGCATCTGTCCCCCCAGGCGAACATCACAAAGTTCCAGTCCTGACAAAAGCACTCAACGATGAGTGGCTAAATACCAACGCTGATCAAGTATTTTCTTCTGCGGTCACTTGGTCACTTGCCTACGGTACAACTTTTGTCAAACTGGTCATGATGAATGGCACTGTTCAGCCTTACATGGTTGAACCGTCTACGATGGGAGTCTTGCGTGAAGACTTGACTTACGCAGACAGGCAAGAGGCCATCATTCAAAAATACTACATCACCAAGAGTGACTTGTATGCCCGCCTCTACTCGCATCCCAACAGGGAGGCCATTGTTGCTCGTGTTGGGTCTATGCCACACGAGAGAACTGAAATTGCAAACGGCCTAGAACGCATCATCATTTCCCAATCCAACCCCACCATTTACGGTAACGTCAATCTAGACTTGTCAGGTGGTAACCGCTACAAAGCGGAAGTGGCAGAAGAGACAGTCGAGATGACTGAACTTTATGTCTGGGACGATGATGAAAGAGATTACAGAGTTGTAACCAAAGCTGATCCTGACGTGATCATTTATGACCGCCCAGGTGAAGAGTTGTTCATGAAGGGTGAGTTGCCTTTCATTCAAGTCTGTCCCAACCCACTTTACGATTACTTCTGGGGTGGTTCTGAAGTTCAACGCCTGATCTACTTGCAGCAGCTGCGCAACAGACGCATGACTGAAATCTTAGACATATTGTCCAAGCAAGTGTCTCCTCCCACGGCCTTGATTGGATTCACGGGCATTTTGGATGAAAAGAATTTTGCGCTTAATCGTGCGGGCGGTTTGTTATCCACAGATATGCCCAACGCAAAAGTAGAGAAGATGGCTCCCAATATGCCACCTGATCTATTCACAGAAATTCGTGAAGTTGATGCCATGTTTGAAGAGGCATCAGGCATCGGTAATGTTTTGTCGGGTAAGGGCGAAGCTGGGGTACGGTCGGCTGGTCATGCAAGCCAGCTGGCCCGACTTGGCTCTAGTCGTACCAAAAAACGTGCCCTCATCATTGAGGACTCGTTAGAAAAAATGGCTACCTTGTATCTCAAAGCCATGCAAATGTATGACGATACACGGTTCAAAGACACAGAAGGCAATACATTTATAGCCGAGCAGTTCACCAAAAACTTTACAGTGAAAGTGGACGCTCACTCCAACTCTCCCATCTTCATGGAAGACAACCGCCAAATGGCTTTCAACTTGTTCAAGGCTGGTGCTATTGACAAAAAGTCTTTGATTGAGTTGATCGAACCCCCCATGAAAGAAGAGTTGTTGGATAGGCTCAAGAAATTGGAGGCACAGCAAGGTGGGAAACCCCCATCTCCTCCACCCTCAAAAGGTAAACCAGAACACAAAGGTCCTAAGAAAGAAGGTGAATGATGGCTACTAAAAATATTGGCGGTCCACAAGTTCAATCTAAAGCAGACCAGCCAAGAGTGAGTTCAGAAACCCTGAAAAAACAAACTTCAGGTCCAGGTTTGACATACCGTCAAACTGGTGTTAAAAACTCGTCTGGGGGAAGAACCCAGCGTAGTTATGCAAGAACTTAAACAGGAGTACACCATGAAATACGGCAGAAAACACCGCAAGACAAGACGTTAAGACTTCTTTGCAAAGGAAGAAGGGTATGGTTTCTCCCCTTGATGAGAAACCGCTTATCAGGAGGCTCACCATGAAACGTGGACGTAAACATAAGCGTAAGTAATCCGCAAGGATGAACCGACATTGGGGGGTATGTCGCTAAATACCTCCCACCTCACTTGACAACAGGTGATTAAATGGTTACAAACACGGGTAAGGAGATTTAAATGAGTGTACCTCAAGACAAACTGATGGAATTGATGGGTGGACCAAGGTCCGCTGGGACTCCTATTCCCGCAACATCTGGTTTGCCCCAACCTACACCCGATGCTGAAACTCCTCCCATGGGCGCACCGATGTCAACGCCAGAACCTAAGATGGGTTCTAAAGAAGCATCAATGATCAATCTCGGGATGGCTCAAGACTTGCTTGAGCAGTCTCTCGCATCTATTGGGTCCAACACAGAAGAAGGCAAGTCAATCCTGTCTGCCATTTCTACTCTGAACAAAATTCTTGGACCACGCAAAAACAAAACCAACGAACTTCAACAATCTGAAATCATTCAGATGTTGCAATCTCTCCCTCAAGCTGGTGGTGCTACCCCTGAAGGTAAAGCCATGGCTGCTGGACCACTTCCTGGTATGACACCACCTGGTGGTGGAATGCCTCCACCCCCACCTCCACCTCCTGGTGGCGGTATGCCCCCCCCAATGTAAGGAGTTATCATGGACTTATTTAAACCCAGAGGTGCTTCACAACCTCGTAGACCTACTGACAACAACCAGAAAAATGGTGTTGTCATTAACACGCCTCGCTTTTCTCAATTCGGTGGCTTGTCTAGCGCAAACAAAGCAGCTACAACAGGCATGAAAGTTGAGAAGCCTGGTGACGGCAAAAAAGTTATTTAACAAAGGTAAGAGGGTAACAAAATGGCTTCACTAGAAAATATGTCCCCAGAGCAACGAGATGAACTTGCTGCTTTGATGTCTCAGTTAGCAGAAACGCCTGAGACTCGCAAAGACATTTTGCGTTTGACCAAAAAGATTCGTCCTGGACTCACTGTTCCTGAATTGGAAATTGAGGACAACACCAACAATGCTCTTAGTCAAATGAGAGCTGAGAATGAGGCCCTTAAAGCCAAGTTCCAGCAAAGAGAGGCTGTTGAGAATTTGGAAAAACGCAGACAAGAACTTGTTAAAAAAGGTCTTGCTAGTGAGGCAGATGTGCCTGAAATTGAAAAACTCATGTTGGAGAAAAAGATTGCTGACCACGAGACAGCAGCCGAGTATCACAACTGGATGAAACAAGCTGCTAAACCTACACCTTCTGGATACAATCCATCCGCTATTCGCCAGTTTGATCTTGGCAAGTATTGGAAGGACCCAAGAGGTGCAGCGCAGCAAGAGGCTGTTAGGGCTTTCGCAGATTTGCGTAAACCTCAACGGCCTATTGGTTTGTAAAAGAGGGTAATCATTTGTTTGGGCAGAAATGCCCGTCTTTAAGGAGCTAACTATGGCTATTGGTGGCGGTATTCTGCCTCAAACAGGGTCAAGTCAGTTTACGGAATTAACTTACGTTACAAGACGTGCGTTCATCCCCAAACTGGTTGTACAACTGTATAACTCTACGCCTCTCATGGCAGCGTTGATTGCTAACAGTCAACAAGCCAGCGGTGGTGTATCTTCTGTAACCGTTCCCGTCCAAGGCGCACAATTTGTGAACGCTCAATGGTCTGACTACTCTGGCTCTTTTGCCCAGCCGTCAGTCCAACAAGGTGCTTACAATGCCGAGTACGACCTCAAGTTGATGATCTCTCCCGTACCGTTCCTCGGTATGGAAGGTGTGGCTCAACAAGACGCTGCTATCATTCCTTTGATCGAGGCCCGCATGAACGATGCGACCAACGTGATGATGGATGCGATGGCAACAGCTTTGTACAACAACACCACAAACAATCAACAGTTCATCGGTTTGCCCGCTGCTGTGGATGATGGTACTGGTGGTGCTGCTTACCAAACGACTTACGGTAACATCAACCGTTCCACATACACATGGTGGCAGTCCAAGGTTTACAACGCTGGTAACGTAAACCCCACAAGACAAAACATTCTCCAATACATCTCTGGAACAGTGAAAAAAGGTGCAGAAATGCCCTCATTCGGTGTTTGCGGATTTGGTACTTGGACTTTGTTGGCTCAAGACTTTGTTGGTCAAGAGCAATACGTCATCACACCTGGATCAGGCTTTGACGGTGACAACAACGGCCCTCAAGCTGCATTCAGAGCTTTGATGGTTGCTGGTGTGCCAATCTATCCCGATCCATATTGCCCAGAAGGTACAGTGTACTTCCTGAACACCAACTACTTGAGCTTGTATATCCACGAGCAAGGTTCATTTGTGTTTACAGGGTTTGAGTCCACTCTTCCCAACTGGCAAATCGGTTATGTCGGTGCTGTTCTTATGATTGCTGAATTGGTGTCTGTCAAGCCCAAGTCAATGTCTAAGATCACTGGCTACAACTACTTGTCACTATAAGGAGAATTTGAAATGGCATTAGCTCTTAATAAAATTATCCTTGCCAGTGCAGTTGCCAATACGCCAGGTGCGTATTTCCAACTCACGACAACGCCCGCAACAACAGTTGGTAACGTCATTCCCGCTGGTGTTTACATTGTGTTCCCTACTGCCAACGTGACCATTCAGGCCACATCAGCAGTTAACACAGCTGGTAACATCACTGCGGTATCTACCGTGTTGGCTAACAACACTGGTGGCATGATCTTCTCTGACGGTGTTAACGTGTTTGCTAACTCTTCTGTTACCAACGCTACAGTTACTTTGTTGACTGTTGACGGTGGACAGAACGTGTCTGGCACATACAACGCATCATAAGGAATGAACCATGTCTAATCCAGATTCAGTCAGTCAGTATTATTTAGACTCATTTGGATATGGTCGCATTGGTTCAGCTCAAGTTGTATCCATGGCAACCTTGGGTAATGCTGTCGCTACCATTCCTTTGTTGAGTGGTGGCCTCACAAACTCAGGTTCTGCTGTGGGTTCAGGTGGAGTCATTCCTAGAAGAATCACGGTAAACAACCCTTCTGGTTCTGTTTCTTCAGCCTACGTTACCATTACAACTAGCAATGATGGCAATGCCAGCAATGCAGTAGTGGCTAACGTGGCTTTGAGTAACATCACTGCTGCTGGTAGATACCAAGATTTGACCATTGCAACGCCTTATTCAACAACAACAGCCATTACTGGCAACTTGACACAAGCACTTTATGTGAATGTGACCACAGTTTCTGGTAACAGCAATACCGTATCCTTCCAGGTGTACGGTGACGTTGTGACGTTCTAAATGAATGTATTTGTAACCAATTATGGAGACACCCCCCTGACCATTGGTTGGGATGGTGTTCTCTATAACTTTGAAAAAAATGTCACAGTAGAGATTCCAGAAGGTGCTGCTCGTCAGCTTTTTGGATTTGGCTGTGAAGACAAAGAATTTGTGCTGGTTCGCCATGGATGGATAAAACTCCACAGCGAACTGGAAGAAGGACTTAAAATCTTAGAGCAGTTCGTCATAACAAACGAACCGCCAGTACAAAACAGCTCGTTACCCTCGGCTGTAGGAGCAATACCCTTGCGGATCAACAAGTCCGCTGGGGGAAAGTCCTCTATTAAGCGGGTAGCTTAACCATGGACCTCGAATGGCAACCCTCAATGATTACCTGTCTCAAGTTGAGAACCTGTTGCATGATGTTAACAATGTTTTCTGGACGCAAAACCAGTTAACAACGTACATCAACGAGGCCAGGGAAAGAACTGTCCGAGACACTGGTTGCCTAAGAACCCTTCAAACTACAACCGCTCCCCTAGCGTACAACACCAGCACTAGCACTGGTGTTTCTCCCACGTTATGGCAAGGTAACACAGCTGTTACCGCTGGTCAGTATGTGTTTTCTAACATTTATACCTATGTGTACACTCAAAGTGGCACATCTGGTAGTTCAGCCCCCGCATATCCTACGGGAACCAATCCTTTCCCTCCTACCACGCCTTTTGCAGATGGCACAGCCATGTTGCAGTATGTAGGACCCGCTGAGATCATCAACTTTAACTCATTACCTCAACAGTTAAATGTCTACGATATTGTCAACATTAACCTTTACTGGGGCAATTCTCGGATACCTCTTCGCTATTTGCCCTGGTCTAATTTCACAGCGCAGTTGCGGTACTGGCAAAACTATGTGGGTAGACCCGTTTGCTTTTCAGTGTACGGTCAACAACAAATCTACATTGCCCCCATCCCAGATCAGCAATACTACATTGAAGTAGATACCAACATATTGCCCAATCCTTTGTCATTGAGCAGTCCAAATACTGTTGATAACATCATTGATCCGTATTCAACGGCTGTGCAATACTATGCAGCGTACAAAGCCAAGTTTTACGAACAATCTTACGGTGAGTCTGAAATTTTCAAACAACAATACGACAAACACATTCTGAACGTACTTAACAGCACGTTTACTAGAAGAATTCCTGATCCTTATAGTTCTGGAGGTTGATCATGGCCTCCGCAGAACAAAAGAAATCTTATGCGGTCATTAAGAACTTTAAAGGTCTTGACACCAAGGCCAATAGGACCGCTATTGATAAAGATGAGTTTTACTGGATAGAAAATGCCATGCCTATTGGGGCTGGCAATATGCGCATTATTCCCACCAGCTCTAACGTCAGCAACGCTGGCAATAGCGTGGTGTTTACCAGTAATGTCACAGCTCTTTATTCTGCCAACATCAAAGACGATTATGTTGTTGCTTTTGAGTCAGACGGCAGTGCACAGGGATATGACTTACAAGGCAATGCGATGGTAACCATTGCAAGTGCTGGAACTTTATCAAACACGGGTGTAGCAGCTGCTCAGTACCAAAACACGGACCTTTTCATTGGTGACCCAACCAAAGGTTTGTATGATTGGAATGGCACAAGTTTGATTCCCGTTGGGTCTGTAGGCTTGATTGCAATTACAAACCCTGGCATCAATTACACATCTGCCCCTAACGTCACCATTTCTCCCCCAGATAATGCCAACGGGGTGCAAGCAACGGCTGTTTCTAGCATCACCTCTGGTTCTGGCGGTGTTTTAAGCATCCAAATGACCAATACGGGTTCAGGCTATACGTCTGTGCCCAAAGTCATTATTAGTACACCTGATGTACAGGGTGGAAACACAGCTGTCGGTGCAGCTACTATTTCTGGTGGCAATGTGGTTGCCATTTCTGTGGTTTCACCTGGTTCTGGTTATCTCAACCCCCCGTCTGTGACCATTTCTGGGGGTGGTGGTTCTAGTGCAACTGCCAATGCAACTTTATCCACAGGCATTGTTAACTCAATTACCCTCACAAATGCGGGTAGTGGATACATCAATCAACCTAGTGTGACCATATCAGGCGGTGGGGGCACAAATGCCAACGCCATAGCCCAACTCGTGACTTTTGCCACGGGTACAGTGTCCATCC